ACAAAACTAAGAAAATACCGTCCTTGATTTTTAAGGAAAATAATATCAATCCAAGCATAGATACAAAATATTAACAAAGCCGCCATCGGACTCATCAACAAGTATGCTAGAAATCGTTTCATGATCTACTCTCAATAAAACATACCCCGTTCTCATCCTTCAGGCTCATCGAGTAACCCTTCTTAATCGCTTCCGGTCCGGTCACCGTCACTTGATTTGAGGCAATCTCTTTAATGATGACCTCACGAGGAAAATACCTCACACATAATCCGGGCACTCCATCCACTTCTCTAAGTACCTTAATTAAGTTAGTTTCTGCCAGCTTGCCCACCGCTTGTCTGGTTGAGAGATTGATGTTCATAAATCAGTCCATTTTCTCGTAAAACTCACTCGTGCATTCTTCTTTGAATTCATAAAAACTATCGTGGTCATACCATTTACCATCAAATTGCACGGCATGAGGTGTATTAGCTGGAACTTCAGAATCACAAAGCCCGTCATATTCTTGAATCTTCCATTTCATTAAATCCGATACTTCTCTGATTTGGATGTCTTGTTTCATATTATTCATCATTCATGCAATGGCATTGTTTATAAAAGCAGTGGATATTATGTCTCTCTAGCTCTCGTCCGCATTCTTCGCAAAACCCTTCTCTAATCTGATCTATAAATTCTGTGCGGTAGTATGGATCTAATGACAGAAGATGCTCTCTTGCTTTAGACACCATAGATTTATCAATCTCAAATTTAGGCAAGGTTCCTTGTTTCATTTTAGTTATCCTTGGTTAAAAGATTTAAAGGAACCTTGCGCCTTATCATATAAGTTTTTTTTAATATCCTTAATGACCAGCAATCTCCCTTATACTCACCAGCTTCTTTTATTAAAGCATCAGCTTCTTCCTCGGAGCTGCAATATCCCTCCGGAGAATATCCACTTGCTGCGCTAGATTGGTTTTCAAAACTATCAGTCCAAAGCTTTTCAATTACCCAGATCATAATTAAAATATTAGATCATCTTCAGCTATTTCAGATTTAACTTCCTTATTCACGACAAGATTCTCCCGGGTCGCTTGGATGAAGAACGACGTAGCCACAGTCCTCACTGCCTCAGATCCGTCAAGGACGCCCTGATGACGAGCAGCAACCTTTCCAGCTTCAACCAAACATACCTCATACAAGTCGGCCATTTGAGAGATACGTTCATGAGGAAGGAGTTTTCCTGTTACATTAGCAGATTTAGCCGCATTACTCATTGCGGAGCTGCTTATCTCAATTCTTCTTTCTAATTCCGCCTTAGCTGCAGGAACAGGCTCAAACATTCCCTTAGGGGTATAAACCTTGGCCCCTCCCATATCCACAACCTCAGTTCCCATAACCCAGCTCACCTCTGCTTTATCTCCCACTTCCACAATAAGCTCTTCAGGATGCTCTTTACCGTCTTTCCCCACATAACCCTTAGATTTGCCTACCTTGACACCGATCAGACCGCCTCTAGCCCCTGAGACGCATTTAATGGCCAATGGCTTGAAGAATGATGAGGAGTTGATTGCATCGCGATTCCATAAGGTTATCGTAACGGTTTCTCCTACCGAAGTCTTAAACTTCCCAGTTTGCACAGTTGAATCGCCCTTTTGACCCCTGACCGTCCTTTGGGGCCACATTGACACAATCTCACCAGTAAGTTCTGGGACTGGTTCATTCTCAACTCTCTGCACATTCATTATCTGTATTTTTAGGTTCATATATTTCTAATTTTTCTAATTTATTCTTTCATTCCAAAGTCAGAAGGCACCGGCCCAGGTTTTAATACTTCTTCAAAAGCATCTTTTGCAGCCCTATTGATAATCCTTTCAGCATATCGATCAAAACGCTTGTCCATGGTAGCTAGAGACTCACATTGCAGGAACTTCCCATCTAATTCTCGAAAGAAGCAAAGGAGTCTAATCTCACCCGAAGGAATCAACTCTCTAGATTCTCCACCTTCTTGGAATTCAAATAGCACCGTTCCTTCTACGCTCCACTCCGCAAGGTTTTGATCTCGTACTACACATTTAAAATTGGCTCTGTTCATAAATTAATCATTCCCTTCTACTTCAACGATGTCTTTCATGATTTCATAGTTACCATCCTCATCCGTGCCTCCGATTAGCATGTATGCCGTTTGATGATCTTCTGACTTCATGTATCGGTTTCCTACGTCATCTTTCCAAAGTGTATTGGAATCTAATTTGATTCCGTCGAATTCAATAATGTCTTTTTTATTTGTCATTGTGTTTGTGGGTTTCAGAGGTGAATTTGATTAACTGTGCTTGAGCTTATACAATGTAAGACAAGACGTCAAGCCTTTTGTGAAATCTTTTTCAACTTTCTTTTCGCAGCAAAATTACGTCGCGTAGCTCGTGCGCCTTTTTCTCTCCATGCCTGGCGTTGCGCTTCTGTAGTAATTTTCTTAAGTGCGGCGTATCCCTTTCTGCCCATTTGAGAAGATGTCATAGTTAAATAAGTTAGACGATCGAGGGCTAGACGTCAAGGGTTAAAAATAAAGTGTTGACGTAATTTAGAATTTCGTATATTCCATCAAGTGTCGGCGGAAAACCGATGCGAGTAGCGTAAATGAACTTCATAATCTTAACTTTTAATTGTATCTCGGAGTCGTCGCAAGACGGCCTGCAAAGTCTGGTTGTCATTGGCCAAACTCGCACAGGTTTCCCCTCCGGGATACAATTAAATTTTAGATAATTACCATGACGCAATTAAATTTGTTCGACTCGAAACGTGCAGATGATCGTAAGCAGCGCAACATGAAAGCGGTACTTGATAATGAAAATGAAAAGTGGAAAGAAGAGGCTTTAATTATTATTAAAATGACAGCACTTACTTTTAAGGAATTTACATTTGATGATGTTAGAAGATTGCTAAGAGCAAATAAAAAAGAAGAGCCCCACCATCCAAATGTCTATGGGTCATTAATGAGATTAGCCGCCATAAAAGGCTGGATTAAGAAGACCGACCGTGTCCGCCCTAGTTCCATGGTTCAAGCTCATTCCAGGAATTTAACTATTTGGGAGTCTAAACTTTAATTTATGTACGGAAAACACTTTCATTCGATGTATACGGGATCAATGGTTGGGTCGGGGGCATTAGTTTTCGCTGTTTGGGGATATGTTATCTCAAACGGCCATTATGAAACAGAAACCATCGAGTTAAACCCGAAGCTTTTAGCCTTCATCCTGGGCGAAACCGAAGAAACCATTCAGCATGGAATTGATTTTCTAGCCTCCCCCGACCCCAAGTCTAGGACAAAGGAACATGACGGCAGAAGATTGATACGACAAGGGGAGTTTCTCTATTTCATCCCAAACCTGAAGAAGTACCGGGACACTTTCGATGAAGAGCAAAGGAGGACCTACATGAAGGAATACATGAAGGAATATCGTAAACAGCGTAAAACTAACGTAAACACGTGTAAACAAATGTTAACACAAGGAGAAGGAGAAGGATACGGAGAAGGAAAAGAAGCAGAGGAGCCTGTCGGCTCTCCTGTCCATGAGTTACCAAGGGGAGCTGAATTAGCGTTGAATGGTGCAAAGAAGCGTTTCAAGCCGGCTCATCCGTTAAAGCACGAATTGATGAAGTTGTGGGATGTTGAGTACCCCATGTCTCATAATGGCAACTGCTATCACTACACGCCGAAAGATGACGTAGCTATTGAAACCCTACTTTCAAAGCATTCCCCGGTTGAAATCATGGAGCAAGCACGGCGCGGCTGGAATTCTAAAGCGGATTTTATTTATCAGAAAGCTTCAACATTTCCCGGTATCAATCAATTTTGGAATGAAATAGGTAATGATTCAAGATCTGGGAAACCTAAGGGGTCAGTTTTGAAACGATATTTACCAGAAAGTGAGCTTCCAAAATTATGAGTTTAGAGAAATTTGAAGCATCTATGCGAGAGATTGATGCGATACCTGATTGCATCAATGCCGAAAAGCTAGTCATTTCCAGCCTTCTTTGTGACAAGTACGGAGAGACTTTTGACTTTTGTTCAAAGCTAAAGCCGTTCCATTTCTTGCTTAGGTCTCACGCGATTATTTTTGAGACCATCTTAAAGCTTAGAGGAGAATCAAAGGGAACGGATCTTGTTGTAGTTTCAAACGAGCTTCAAACATCAGGAAAAATCCTGGATGTTGGGGGACATGGAGAGCTTTCAAAGCTATTCTCATCGTCAGGGTTCGCGAGTCATACTCAAGACCACATTGATTTAATCATCGAAAAGTATCGTTTGAGAAAGATCATTGAAATCTGCGAATCAATCAAAAGCAAGGCGTCAAACTCATCAACATCAAGTGAATGTCTTTCAGGTTTGGAACATGATGTTTTTGATTTACAAGACAATGACAATTCAAACGAGAATCAATTACAGAGTGCTTGTGATGAACTGGACAAGCTGATTGAAATACGAAGAAAGGGAGAACAAATCACAGGATTGATTACAGGGGTTAGACCTTTTGATGAAATTTTCTTTGGTTTCCAGCCTTCTCAATACTACGTCCTTGGAGGAATGCCCTCCTCTGGTAAAACCGCAATGGCAGATCAAATCTGCGGGCAACTTTTAATGAGAGATAAAGCGGTTCTCTATATTTCTTTAGAATCAAATAAAGAGAGAGTCATTGGAAAGCTTGCGTGCAAGTTGGCAGAAGTTTCTTATTTGAGTTTCATCCGCAATCATTTGTCTAAGGATGAGCTTGAAGAGGTGCAAAAGTTTAGCGCGATTCTTAGGAAGAAGAATTTAATTCTTATCCGTCCTTTTGATATTTCCCCCATGGAGATTCGCCCTCTCATTCGTAAGTATAAAAGGAAAGAAAATATCCAATTAGTGATTCTTGATTACTTGCAAAAGATTTCCATTCCTTCGGGGTGGGATGAAAGGCGAACGGTTTCAAGAGCATCAACGGAAATTCAAAGGGCTTGCGTCGATACAGGAGTCCCGTCCCTTATTTTATGCCAACTCAATCGAGAAGTTGGAGAGGGCTCACGACCTTCGATGAGGAATTTAAAGGAGTCTTCTCAAATCGAGCAAGATGCGGACAATGTTGCGTTGATATGGGGGGAAGTCAATAAGCGCGACCTTCCTTCTACAGACAGATTTTGGCCGTGTACTCTTTCGGTGGATAAAAACAAAGACGGAGCTTCAGGGTTAGACGTGGATATGGATTTTGAACTAAGAAAAATGATCTTTCACAAAAGGAAATAAAAATATGAATAAATTCGAACCTAAAACGTTTTCTGAAATGTTTAAAGAATACTCGGAAAGAAGGATGGAAAAGATGAGGAATCCAGTCTGGGGAGAGTGGACTTTTGATTATAAAACAGGATGTCTTTGCTTTCGCATTGATGGAACGGATGATGATTATCATATTTGCCTGTCTAAGATAAATCAAAGCTCTCAAATCTTAGATTGGATTTTCCAATTAAATGCAAAGACTTGGGCGACGCCTCAAATCATGAAAGACCTTTTAGAAGCAATGGAGTTTCTTTTGAATCCTCAAGCGAATTATTGCTCCTTTGGAATCAATAAACCTTGTGATGCTAAAACAGTTATTCCTCAAAAGCCAGAAGGATTAGAGCAGATTCATCCTGTTCGGATTTACAATAATGGTGAGGAAGTTGAAAATGAGGGGCGATAAGCTCCAGTGCCTTTACTATTTCAATCCATGAAAAATCCATTTGTTAAAAAGGGAGACGCAAAGACGTCTGATGTTGCTGGTTATAGACTTCTCAAAGCAACAGATTCTAACGCCCATAGAGAAAACATGAGAATAGCCAACCTCCTTAAATCTGCAAATGAAAGGCATGGCGAAAGGGTTTGGTTTCGCGTTAAACTCTCAAGCAAGCACTATTCCAACTACATGGAATTCGGGAAAGAATTCTTTCTTGAAGACAAGGAAGGCGTAATAGTGAAGGAATTCGTTTCAAGGGTGAAAGAGCTTATCAAACTCGAAAAATGAATAAAACCTGTGACCATAACTCCCAGGGAGGATGCCAAGGAGAAGTCCATAGTTTTGCCTTCTTCTGGCCAGACGACATCCTTTTGACATTATGTCAATTTCATATAGAAAAGGTGAGGGAGAAGAGGAAGCATCTAAAGACTAGGTCCAAGAGTCGTTTAAAATAGGTCAAATTCCTATCCACGTTGACTTATAGGCCACTTTTATGATCAAGACCACCCTAACTACACCTTTGAACCAAAAACTATGAATATACCTGTTTGCAAACTTAAATTCACAAGATATGGAGTTAAGATCTCCTATCATTTAACCTTTAAGAAGCTTAAAAAATCTTCAAAGATTTGCGTTATCAAGGCAGCTTTAGAGAGAATTTCGGTGATTATGGATAAGAAATGGGATTTTGATTGCAAGAACCCTAAGGTCGCCATTGTTTATGTATCAAAAAGACATTTCAAGAAGCTCAACTAGGCAAATATTTCCTACTATGGATAATCAACCACATTTTTCGGTTTTGCAAAAACTACTAAGCCCTCCGTGGTCAGACTTTGCTAAGAATCCAACTTTTCGGTTTATTTGGAAGCCTGAAGGGTGGATTGGATTTACGCATGGCTTATTGACCGTTTCGGATTGGTTGATTGAATATCGCGGTAAAATCTCTGAAACCATGTTGAATCAATGAAAACTAAAACAAATCATTTCTTTGAAGAGTTTTTACCGCCTTTTGAGATTCATCAAAGCTTTAATCCTTCGGCCCCGGTCATCATGCGAAGATACTACGTTGCATGCCAAAGCGGATTTTGTCTCGCGGATAACCTTGAAAAATCTCATGCTAAATTCATGTGCGCCTTACTCAACAAAGCCGCATCATCTCAAGCTTTACCGGAAGAAGAGGTGCAAGCGATAATCGAGAGAGTGAGGGGGAAAATTTGAAAGATACTCCATTCCAATTTTATAGTTTCATGGGGTTATTTATTATAACTGCCACGCTTCTTATTTTATTAATTGGTCACATGATATGGACTTATTGGATCAAACCTAAATTATGAAACGTTCTCCCATCCGCAAGATTTCCAAGAAGCAATCAGCTCGGCTTCGGAAGTACATGAAGATCCGGAAAGAATATCTTGAGCAATTTCCGTATTGTGAAGTGTGCCGAAAGCATGAATTGGCTATTAGATTTGCATGCGATATTCATCACAAAATGGGGACTCTCGGCGAATTATATTTTGATGTGAAATACTTCCTAGCCGTTTGCAGGACTCACCACTCATTTTTACACGCAAATGTTACATGGGCGAAAGAGAACGGATTTACTTTAGATCGATATTAAATGAAGCTTATCACCATCGATCAGGTTTACCGAGAATTAGGAAGAGAGATTGCTTTTATTAAGATTGATCTTGTGAATGTAAGGTTAGAGCCAGCCAATACTGAGCGAGATGAAAGACTAGAAAAGCTTGAGAGACGGTTGAGACTCAAGCTTCATTTAAAACTCATCATAGAGGATCATTTGCTTTAAGTTTCTTTGCTTTAAAGTTTTCCATTCGTTTTTGTTGTCCTTTAAGTCCCCAAGCTTGTCTTTCTGTCAATGTGGTTTTCTTGGCTCTCATGAGTCCACCTTTCTTGCCTAACTGAGTTCCAACATCATCGAGATATATGGGTTGACCGCAAGGGCAGAGTAAGGGCTTCCAGCAACGATTACAGCATAGAGGGGTTTTTGTGTGGGTTTTCATAAGTCTAATTTCTTTAAAACGGCAAGAACTTCAGAGAAGGTTCGGTCTCGTGAATCATTCCAATCCGAAGAACTATTGATATTTAGAAATGCATTTATCTTTTTATAAACATCCCAAAAAGATTCTGGATAAACCTTTCTTTGCCATCCTAGCAAACACCATTTGACGGCTGATTTTGAATCAATTTCAACACAATGATTTTGAGAGTCGGCAGCCATGAATCCTTTTGTCCATGAATCAGCGGTGATTAGTTCATGTATTTTCATGATTCGAACATCTTATTTGTTAAATAATCTATTTTCTTAACTCGTTCTTTTTGTTGAGCATCTTTCAGGTCTTGTTGTTCATTGTATTCTTCAAGTCTTCCTAAAGCCCAGGCTCTTACCAGAACTTTTGTCCATCGTTTTGCTCCAAGATTAGATTCTAAATTTACAAAAGATTTTCCCTTATAAAGGATTTGATTTTCTTTAGTTGTAAAAGGATTAGGTGTTTTCATATTTATTAAGGGTGATATTCATCCATTTCTAGGGTTTCCCATGCAATCATATGCGCATCAAGGCTGTCCGCTTGAATTACGCCGGTTCTTATGGTTCCGTCTGGGCACTCAATTTCACAAAGGAATTCATGCCAATTATGTTTAAACGTTTGTTCTTTTGAGGTTAGGTTTACAGTTAAAGTGAGTTTTTTCATATTCCAAATTTATCCATCATAGCTTGAGCGTTGCGGTTGGTTTCCTGCCATTGATCGTATTTTCCCATTTCATAAGCTTCATTGAGATGCCACACCATTTCATTCGCTTGGGCACGAGTGGTGCAAATGAAGAGGCGTGTTTTATGGATCATGACGTATTCGTTTTCCCTCCAGAATACTTTTTTCTTTTTCATATTAAATACACAATCAAGCTCCCAATAAGGGCAAAGGTTAATAGGGCAACATCGATAAGGAAGGTATTCATGGGATTAAGCTTCTTTAAGTTGTTTAACTGTTTCATTCATTTGATATATTCGACCCTCGTTAAAAGCTTCATTCAATCTATCTGCCCAGTTCTTAGCTTGTGTTTCAGACGGGCAAGCGATTGAAAAGAATTCATCATTGGTGAATTGATATATTTTATCGCCTAATGGGATATAAGGATTTTTCATATTATTTATTCGATTGTAGGTGAAAGGATTTGGTATCCGCCCCAGTCTTGATGAAGATCAAGGGGGAGTTTCTTATCAGAGTCAATCTTCAGGGCGTATCCACGAGCATCACCATTAACAAAGAAGCCCTCAGGAATTGAGCCTAGGATTTTTCCAAGTTTATCAGTGATAGCTTTGGAGAAAGCTTCCCATGCGTTTTCATCCGAGTGGAAGTCGAATCGATATTGAAAGGATTTTTCGTTAAGCAAATAAGCTTCACCGTTACAGTGAGCAGTTGCGCCGTCATGCGCTACTTTCTCAAGCTTGAATAGTTCAAGGCTGGCTTTCTTTCCGTTCATGGTGCCGCCACATAGCTTCACGAGTTGCTCGCAAAGGTTATAATGTTTCTCTAGGTTATGCTTTCGGGTGTCTTTTTTATTGAGTTTGGTTGTCATTGTCGTTTCTTTCGTTAGGTTGTTATTGATTGTTTAGTGATCTAAGGTATTTACGGTATTTAATGATTAGATACTCAAGAGTTTAGAGAGTTCCAGTTGAACTAAAGCTTTAGCTTGATACACAGTTAAACCAAGGGTAGCGGCAAAGGAGGCGCCGCGGGTTGAGTTTAAGAGGTACAGTTGGTTTTGGAGTTCTTCCGCTTGTTTCATTATGAGAGTTTGATAGGTTGTCATTGTGTTTTGGTTTCTAGTGTGTGGTTAAGTTGTTTTCTTTATCTGTTATCAATCTACTACAGCTTCTAGTTAGCGTCAACTAAAGATTAAGATTAAATAACAAGTATAAGGAAAGCTAATGCAGACCATTATCCAGCATTAGATTAGCAAATGATTCACGGGGCAACGAGGGATTGACTACCCTAAAATCCAGTGGTAAGGTATCGGCGTGAAGTATCAGAAGAGTCCTAAACCTTCTCAGCCCTGGTCTGAAATCGAAGTCAAACTAGATGCAAATGATAGTCAGGCAACCGAAGGTATTACAGAGGTAAAACCCCCAACTATCAATCATCCAATCAGCGAAGCCAATAGTGAATACAAAGGAGGAAGACCTAAGGAGGTAACCAAGGAGCAAGAAACAAGGATCTATGAGCTATCAGTACAAGGGTTAACCCAACAGGAAATAGCAAAGGTAGAGAATTTGAGTCAGAATACGATTAGTGGGGTATGTGAGAGGATGGCTAGTGATTACGATATTGTTTCCTTTAAAAAAGGATATGCAAAAATGCTCTCTACAGCAGGTGTTTTAGCCACTAGAAAGCTCATACAGAAGCTTGATTCACCTGAGGCAGACAGAGCTAACATTGGCAGCCTGGCAGTCATAGCTGGCATCATGACTGATAAGACAATATCCTTAGATGCTGAGGAGCCTGTTAAGACGGTGGATTGGTCTGATCTGTTGGGGGCTTAATAGCCTAGTTGCGCAATCGATAGCTAGCTGTCATTAAACCTTTTTGGTTCAGTCTCAATAAGGAATAATCCTATTGACTAACTAATCCTCCCAAAAATCCTAGGTTTGCTCACCGTAGAAAGCGCATAAACTGTGCAAACGATCATTGTCAGTCTCAATAAGGATCGTATTTCAATTCCCCCTTACCATTTCCTGTTTCCCCATTACCCATTTTACCTTTACCCACACCCACTCATGGAGGCATAGAGTAGGAAGGCAAGGGGAATAGAGGGGTGAACTGTTAAGGATTACTTATGAGTTCAAGATGGGAGGAGGGGTGGGGACCCGTGCCTATCCCCCCGATACGGTCGACTAATAGTAATATTAAGTAACATATTCTTGAGAATCCATATAAGAGCCTATACAATCTGATCATGATAATTGAACAATGGAAACCTGTTGTTGGATACGAAGGTCTTTATGAGGTTAGCGATTTGGGGAGGGTTAGGTCGATTCACTTTCAAGGGATAAGTAGGATTAGGATGTTGAGTATGAACCAGAAGAAGAACGGTTATCTGATTACTGAGCTATCTAAAGGGAAAAAGCAGAAAAGGATCTATGTGCATAAGTTGGTTACCCAAGCCTTTCTTGGAGAGCGTCCATTAGGTATGGAAGTTAACCATAAGGACGGGAATAAGCTTAATGCCGCATTGAGTAATCTGGAGTATGTAACTCAGGCTGAGAATAGGGATCACGCGCTTAGGACTGGATTGTTTAAGCCTCTATACGGAGAGGATGCTTACGGAGCTAAGCTTACGAATGATAAGGTTCGGAGGATGAAGAAATTTAGAGCAATGGGCATGAGAATTGTTTTGATTTCTAAACTATTTCGCCTTCCTTACTACCATGTGTCTCTAATCCTTAATGGGAAGATTTGGAATAGGATAAATTAGAATATTATCCCTGGTTCCTGCCTGAGATCACTTGTGCGCCTTAGGAGTATTTGGTGATTGCGTGGTGATTGGGAGATGTGGTAGAGGGGTTTATGGAAGAGTGGACACCGTTTAAGGACAGGGAAGAGAGAGATCGTATTTTGAAAGATGAGCCTTTGAAGTTTGCGGCGATGGTGGAGTCTTATGGTTGGGAGCCTCATCTTGAAAAAGATAAGGATAGAATTAAAGAGTATAAGAAATCTAAGGAGTGGTTGGATTTTATTAAGGATAGAAAGTAATTTATGGGAAAACTATTTACTGGGAAGAACGAGGCTCCGAAGAAGCCTGCGAGCTGGGCGATTCAAGATTCTGATAAGAGTGATCAGGATGAAGAGAAGGAGTCTGATACGGAGAGAGCTAAGGAAATTAAAGAGGAATAATATGCCGTTTCGTTCCAAGGCTCAGAAAGGTTATTTGGCCATTCACGAGCCTAAGATATTTGAGAGATGGATCCATAAGTATGGTGGGAAAATAGTTCCTAGTAAGAAACATAAGAAGGCTTTGAAGAAGAAGTGAGTTTGATTGCGTTACTCGCCCTTGTCATGCTAATCGTCATTAGTAATGACCGAGCGAGATTCTAAGCTGGCTAAGAAGGTTCTCTACCAAATTGAGGAAGGATTCATCGTCGTTAAGTCAGAGTGTCCCACCTGTCACAAGTTCCAACTCAATAGCTACCCTCCAGGCCAGAAGACCCTCGTCTGCACTAAATGCTGGAACGCCTATCCTGTGCCATGACCTTATACAATCTCATTGACACATTAGCGGATCTAATGATATAGAGCGTGCCGTGCCACGTTCGATCAATAGACCCAAGATCTTCACTGTAGTGCGTAATATATGGCTCACAGATGAGATGTTTAAGGAGTCACTTTTCCATTCCTATGTAGCAGGAATACCTTGGGGAGAATATTTAAGAAAATCTGTAGAACTTTATAATGAAAAATCCAACACCGAACCAGAGACTAAAGAAACTAAAGAGAGAGCTGAAAAGTTTGATGACTTCTATCGACAAAAAACTAAAAGGCAGGTCATTAAAGTAAAGAATTTAGAGAACAACAAATAGGAGAAACTATGCCCCGGAAAAAACAAAAAGCAAAACCTCGTGGTCCTTTCATTAAAGGTAAGAAGTAATTAAAGAAGAGGGCGGTTCCCGAAGAGCCGCTCTCTTTTTCTTATGAAGAAGAAGAAGCAAAGTGAGCATGGTAAGAAGGCGAGACGAAGAACGGATAAGCGTGGTCCTTATAAGAAGAGTGATAGCATTACATTAGACGGCCAAACTCTCTACCGAGGACTTAATGGTAAGTTTAAGCTCAATGAGAATGTGGACGTCAGTGACGGAGTTTTTTATGTCAATCGTTTGGGATGGGTTCCAAAGAAATTAAAATGATATTGCCAAATCAAATCGTGGTCATTGACGGAGCGACTCAAGGTTTAGAGGGTACCACTCGCCACGTAATCAATTATCTAAATAAGAAGCACATCCAACCTCATCTGATCTCCATCTTCCATCAAGCAAAGATGATGCCTGAGACTGAGTTCTATGAAGCTTTAAAGAATATCAAACCTGATTTGATTATCTTCATCGGAGTTCTCGCATGGAAGTACGCAGACACATTAAAAGCCTGTGACGGAATTAAAGTAAATCTATGGTTTGATGATCCAGTGATGAGGATAGAAGGAATGGGATTCACTGAAGCAGTCAAGTCCTGCTCCCGTCTCTCAGACTTTGAGTTTTATGTATGGGACAATTATTGGGCTGATGAGTGTATGATCAAGTTTGGAATGAACGCCAAGATCATGCACCTAGCTGAGGACGGAGATGAGTACTTCGAATGTGATACTCAGTTAAGTGATGAATGTGTCTTCATTGGAGGTCTTCACTCAATGGGAGAGATTCAGAAACGCAGACAATGGGTCAATAAAGTTGCTCAGAAGATCATAGATTCCTCCATGAACTATGTTTCGAATTTCAAAGGAGAGATCCCTTCATGGGATGTTGTTGAATCTGAAGCTAAGAGTGGATTGAGTGCGGGAGATCTCAGACTCTTTCAAGATATTGAGAAACTAGATCCTGGAGAAGTATTACAAATGAGATGGTGCATCTGGGCGCATAGTAAAAATGAAGTAAGAATCAGAGCATTAAGAGAAGTGTTAAAAGCTAGTCCGTTAATGATCTTCACTGATATGAGACAGAAAGGACATGCAAACGAAGGAGAGCTTCGTTACTTCATTGGAGACTTTTCGAAACGATTGAAAGTAGTCGATACCTCGGGAGCTAAAACCATGGCTCACCTCTATCATTACGGAGCTTTACACATCGGAGCTACAGATCCTCAATCTGTGAAAGAAGGGATACCATACAGAAACTTTCAAACCATGGCATCAGGTCGTCCTCTACTCACAGATATTAAACCTGGTTGGTCAGAAGCTTTGAAGGCAACTCCTTATTATGCTTATGGATTACCGGATGAGATTGAAGAGAAAGTCTCAGAGATTCTTAGAGATAAGAAGGGAATGAAGGATATGGGGCATTCTTCAAGGATGACTTTTGAGCTTCATCATACATGGGATCACAGGCTTGCATCTATTATTTTCAGAGAATCTCCATCATTTAGAGGGTTAAAACCAACTCAGTTGGCTGATATTTCCGCCCTTACTTTCTATAATAAAAACTTATGCTCAAAATGATGCGCAGAATGGTTCTCGTTGATCTGGGCAATCAGATCAATCATCTAGGATCGACTTTAATCGAGACGGCAGACAAATATAAAAGAGTTCCAAACACCGGAACTATTATATCTATTGGTCCAAAATGTCGTCAGATTAAGAGAGAGGATCTTGGTCGTGAGTGTCTAGTCCCTGTAATTTGTTATGATGACCGCCTCTCTCCCCTTGCGTCAGAGTTAGTAGGATTAAAGAAACATTGGCATGCCATGGTACTTGAAGATGATGTGGAGTTAATGATCTACACTTAATGTGCACGTCCCTCTTTCATACATTAAGAGTCTCTCTCCCGATGACAGGAAGAAAGTTCAGTCTGCGTTTGAGATCTATCCGTTAGCATTTTTCGGGACCACTGTTAAGTATCCGAAGCTAGCCGCTCATATTAAGCGGTGGATGACAGAGATGCCTAAGGTTACCGTCCTATCCGGATGGAAACGTACTGGAAAAACCAGCCTAGGAAGTTACATCATGTGTTGCTGGATGGAGGGAGAGATTAATAAGATGTGGCCCGGGGCGCGAGCCATGGGGATTGATTTTAATCGTACTTGGCATACAAAAACCATGGCTGATCGCATAGGTCTTATTGGAGGAAGATCCTTAAACCATGTAGAGGATGTTCTATTAAAAATCTATAGAGATATGCTTCCTCCCAGTAAGATTAAACACTGGTTCACGCACACACGTCCTTCCATCTCAACGATTGGAAAGTTCTGCTCTAAATGTGTTGTGAGAACTTACGAGCAGAGTTTGGAGGTTTGGAAGTCGGGTGCATACGACATGATTCATTTGGATGAGGAACCACCGTTTGAAATATTAAAAGAATGTTTAGACAGAACAAGGACTACCAATGGAAGAATTATTATTACCGTTGCTTTGGATGATGCTGATCTTAGTTATTTGCCTGAATTATGTAGTAACCCAATGAAGGTTATCGGAACAGACTCATTCATGCACCTAAAATTAGGAATCGAGGATGTACCAACTGAAATCTATCCTTTAGAAGAGAAGGAGCAAACGTTAAGGATGTATTCAGGCACCCCTTTCGAACCGGCTGTACGATATGGAGAGTTTGCCTATGTTTCGGGGAGATGGTGGCCTGACTTTGATATCAACGTCCACGTCATTAAAGAGTTCCCCATTCCTAAGAATTGGAAAAGATTCAGATTCATTGATGCGGGGATGGCGGCTCCTTGCGCTTGTTTGTGGATAGCTCTAAGCCCTAATAATGTGATGTTTGTTTATCGGGAGTATTACAAAAAAGGAACTCTGATCTCGGAGCGTTGCAAGGACATAATCGAGATGAGTGGGAACCAGCGTCAGAAGGATGGATACATCTATATCGAGCAGGAGATTAACGAGAAGTACGAGATGACCCAGCTGGATCACGCTGAGTTCAGTCAGAATCCACAAAGAGAAGGAGGAGTAGATTTTGAATACGTTAAAGAAGGATTATCTGTGATGCCATGGTCAACCCTTGGACAGGAGGCTCGAAGGGATAAAACTAGAAAATGGCTACATGTAAATAAAACAGAAAAACACTTTATTACTCATGAATCAGGTGCTCCAAGGCTTTATATTATGGATTCTTGTGCAAATTTGATCTGGGAGGCACAGAAAAAGACATTTAAGAAGACTTTTAATGAAAGAAGTTCAACTTTGGAGATCAAAATCCAAAATAAAGACGATCATGCGATGGATTGCTTGGAAGCAGCTTGTTGTGAAATGATGTGGGCAATTGATGATCGAGTTATAGTTTAACATTGCACATATTCACAATCTTTAGTAATAGCCTCCCATGGTCCCAGATGCTCCGATCAACACTCTCTTTCTAAATGATGAGGATCGGAAGCCAATAGAACCCTCACCAGTTGCAGAGAAAGTTAAAGCTAAGGGGCAACCTAACTTAGCTATCTATGATGATAATGGACCTAATGAAGTTGTAGCGGGTACGTTAAGAATGGCGGGAGAGTTTTATAGAGCTTTTCAAGTTAACTGGTTAAATCAAAAGCAAAACGTATGGGATCCAGCGGATGAGATGTATTGGATGAGCCTTCGGGATCACCGATTATCTGAATTAACACGAGCTAAGGTATCTGCGTCTGTATTCCATCGTGTGTGCCGTCGCCTCGCAGACGGAGCATTCCTAGCATCTTTCACTGAAGAACAACCAGTCAAGTTCCAGCCTGATATAGGAATTTTCGAAACCTCAGAGAATAAGAAACGTAAAGCTACCGTGGCTGAGGCGTTGAATCGATGGGGTAAATATTGCGCAAGGAAGACTGAGTTTGAGCGCAAGGCAAGATATTCCTACCACTCTCTTTTCAAATATGCCGATCATATCGCTTATGTGCCTTATGATTATGAAGTTGAGAAGAAAAAGAGATGGATTAACAAGAATCCTAATGAGCAGATTACGGGCTTAACGGGTGAAATTGGATATAAGCACATCGATACGGGCGAGATTTCAAATACGCCTCACCCTATGGAGGCTGAAGAAGAAGAGTACGATTATGTTTGTCATGATGAAGTAGGATTTCATCCAATTAAGATCGACCAATGCTGGATGGATAACAGAATTCCAGATCTAGATCGTCAAACCTGCTTCCTTTACCGCTCCGACATGACCCGAGGAGAGATTGTTAACAAGTGTTTAACGGGGCAGTTCACCAATTTTGAGAAGATTACCGAGATTCAGAAGTTCAATCCGTATTCCACAGCGAATCAGGAAGAGCTGCAGAGGGTGGAGAATGCCGGTAAAGGTCTAACAGACTCTTATATGTCAGAAATGTATGAACATTGGCAAGCTTGGATCCTTTTACCAAAGATTAAGACCAAAATTGGCAAGAATGGGAAGGTAATCAGCTTAAAATGGGATCAAAACGCTCCTTCTCGTCGTTATCTCATGGAATGTATCGGAGATATTCAAAGTAACAGCGCGGTTGTCGTAAGATTCCAGGAATCTCCTTATTGGTCTAATGGAATTCCGTTTATTGCCGCTCATTCGCACGAAGATGATTCAGGGTTTTATCACAGAGGGCTAGCCAACCTCTTGTACGATAATTATATCCAAGAAACAGTGGCTAAAGGTCAGTTAATGGACAACCGGACCTTGCAGAACATGCGTCCCATCTCCCGCATGATCGGAAGAGTCAAAAACAAAGACATGAAGATGGGCTATGACAAGGTTTTTGATGTAACTAGCCAGGATGCCATTCGTCAGCTTGATGTCCCTGATATTACCCATAGTATAATGCCAAGTTTACAGTACATCTCTGATGATTCAGAGAAAGTAAGTCAAACTCCACCGTTTGCTATGGGAGAAGCTTTGGGAGGACGTACTTCAGCTACTGAGTTCTCTACCATCCGGGATCAATCAAGTGCTCCAGCTTTAAACGATATTAAGCAGATCAATATGCAGCTTTACGGAGCGTATATGAAGAAAGTTCAAGAGTACGCCCCTCAATTCTTGGATAAAGATATTGCGGTAGAGGTTGCAGGACCAGAAGGAGAGAAAGCTACATTCATGGTAACCGCAGATGAGTTCAACGCACCTATGATGCTCGAAGAGGTTAGCGTGCAAGAGTTTGAGAATAAAGCAACTGTCAGACAGATATTGCTCAATCTTACGCAAGTCGTTTTCTCTCCAGCACTTGCACCATTTACAAATCCAGTCGCTTTCTTAACTCGAGTGTATAAAGCATTCTCCTCTGTGTTTCCTAATCCTGAAGAGATCCTGAATAAAGATCAGAATGTTCAGAAATTGATGCAAGATTATCTCGCTCAAGCTGCTGCGGATGCTCCTCAGGCTGGACAAGGACAGTTGCAGGGGATTCAACCCGGCGGTCTGGGTGAAGGTGCGCGTCCTAATCCGATAGGAGCTTCCATGTTAGCCGGCCCTCTTGAAGCTCGTCCTACTGCTGGAGTAGGTGGTCAAGGACGTGGGATATGATCCAGATTCCTTTAGGTAACGAGTTCATCGAAACCGAATCGATAACTAAGTTTGAATTAGAAGCTCTCGCGGGATCTCAGGAAGCTAGATTCCTAATTGTCCTATTAAAAGAACAGGCTGATAAGTCAGTTTTACGTCTACGAGAACACATTGAAGATGGAGATTTAAATTCCGCTATCGCAGAACAAGCTACTGCAAAAACTTTCGAACAGTTATCTGTTATGTTGGAAATCGGGATACATACAGCCCTTAAGTCTGGCGAAGTCTAAGTTAGTAGTTATTTAACTTGATTGTGAATAATCACAATCTTTTGTTGCATGTTGCAAATAAGTTAAGTATTTGTCGCGCAAGTGAGAAAAGTGAACGTCAACAAATTGCGTCCGATCGATAACAAGATCCAACACGCACTAACAAAAGGATTATATGTCTGAAGCCCAACTCGCTGAACAAGCGACCGGCACTGAATCAGCAGAGGTGATAACAAGCCCGGCTGAACAACCCGTAGAAAAAATAGATTATCAAAAGAGATACAGTGATAGCTCAGCAGAAGCCAAGAGACTTCATGAAGAGAATATCGCTGTTAAAGCAAAAGCGGAAGCATTGGAAAAACAGTTAGCTACAAAGAGTGAACCTAAAGCCCAAGAGTTCCAATTCCCTTCCAAATCAGAGTACGTAAGAAACCTCGTTGAAAACCATGATAAGACAGAGAAAGAAGCAGCGTGGGAGTACGACAAGGATCTTTATAACTTCAATACTACGAGAAACTTGATTGCCCAAAATCAAGCTTTATCAAATGCGATACGATTCAAAGATCAACAGAATGAGCGAGGACTGGTCGAACTCAATCCTTCTGCAAAGGAAGCCATGGAATTCTGCAAGCAATTCCCTGAGTTTGATGCGCTCCCTTTATCTGAGAAAATTCAACGCTATAATACGCTCAAACCTTTGCTGGTCCCTAAAGGGAACGGCAGGGATCTTAGTTCCGTCAAAGCAGGTGCAAGTGCAGGAGTGGGTAGTGGATCAGGGAGAGGTGAAGGTGTCGATAACTCCCAAAACGATGCAGACGCACGAGCGGCTGGGTTCCCCAGTCACGAAGCAATGATGGCAACATCTAGAGCAAAAACAGCAGAAGAATTCGCAGCAGTAAAAAAGAAGTACAATTTAAAGTTTTAATTATATGGCTAATTTTAAGAAGACTAAAGTAGAAGCGCAGATCGACAGTCCAGTATTGGAAGTTCAAAGCTTTGAGGTTCCCCCTCAGAACAAATACTTGGATGCGGAACTAACGATGGAAGAGTATCTAGCCAAGAACGTTATTCCCAAATACAAAGAACAATATGTCGCAATGCCTGATCGGGAAACTGTTCGGGAAGATCATCGTGGATGGACACCTTTATTCTGGAATCGAAAGACGAATGAGCTGAAAGAGACAACCATTGAAGAGGCAACCAAGAAAGGCAGCAAAGTCTTGGCATGGCAACCCATAGGACTCCATCGCGCTCAGCAAGCTAACTGGCAGAAAAAGCAGGAGCGTGCAAATCGATTTCAGAGCATGGAAGGAACGAAGACTCAAGCGGATGACTTTAACAATCAACTTTCCTCGATTGGAATGGGGATGATTAAAGCCAAACCATTGAGTGGAGCCGATTTATCAGAAGATTAACAACGCCCTAAGTATGGTTCCGCAGATGCGGGATTGGTTTTAGGGTACAACAAAAGAAGGAATACAAATGGCAATACAAGCCCTAAAACCTGCCCGCCTCATTGTAACTAAGAATGGTGGAGCTGGAGAATCAGACAAGCTGGATATTAACACAGCAGAGGTGTTCATTCCCGGCGATTTACTTGTAAAAGTAAATAACAAGCTAACGCGATGTGGAGCAGATCCAGTCGCAATCTCGTACATTGCGAGCTGCACAGAAACCCAAGCCGTCCCAGGAGATACTCGGGTTGTTGTTCAGAGGATTCAAACTGGCGAAAGCTATGTGATGAATGCTTATAGCGGAACAGCATCACTCGCTGTGATCGCGGATTCTGCATTGGATGCAAAATCTGATTACGGAGTTGCTCTGGTAACCGTAAGCGGATCAACCGCTTGGGTGCTGGACATTGATGACACCACAAACATTAAAGTGCGTTTGCTGAGTCGTATTGATGCAGCAACCGATACTTATCCTCAATGTGTAGTTGAGTTTCTACCAACTGCATTAACCTTCGCTTAACAATTAAATACTAAAAATATATGTCTACAGTAATTACAAGTAGCATGTTGAGTGCGGTTGATGCTCGGTTGCGCTCAATGTTCTTCGAAACCAATGCAACGATCCCGATGATCGCAAAGCAGATCCTGCTCCAAAAGACCACGGATCGTGCTTACGAAATTGTTAACCGTGTCGTGGGACAAGGTGAAGCGACGGAAGTTGCTGAAAACGGTGCTTATCCTCAGAAGGAAATCAAGCAAGACATTGCAATCACAATCCAACCCAAGAAGTTCGGATTCATTACTGACGTATCCCGTGAGTTGATTGAAGATAACCTCTTCACCTCGATTCAGGATAGCGTTGCTAAAGGAATGCGCAACTCGATGGATCAAACTCATGAACGACGAGGACTTAACCTTCTCAACAACGGGTTCACAACTCAGTTGGCTGAAGATGGCTTGAGCCTTTTCAACACTGTTCATGTTCTGGTTAATGGTGGAACTCAATCAAACCGTGCTTCAGTAGCTACGGCACTTGATATTGATTCACTATGGACTGGTCGAAACACCATGAAGACTACCAAGGGTAATTCTGGTTTGTTCGATAACATCTATGATGCAAAATTCATTGTGGTTCCTCAAGCTCTTGAGCGTCGTGCAAACGAATTGATTAAGAGCGAATGGGTTCCTCAATCCATGGAAAACCAAGCTAACGTTATTGGTTCACTAACAAATATGACGGTTCTCACGAGCCCTCTATTGACCTCTGACACAGCATGGTTCTTGGTTGCTAACCCTTCCGAAGTTCTGTCCTTCGCATTGGTAAATTACCAACGCAAAATGATGAACATTACTTCGCTCTTCAATGTTACTGGTTCTGTTGAACTGGGTAACGCTGTTGATAAAGATGTGTTTAGCTGGAAAACCAGTGAACGTTTCGAAGTTGCAACTCCGACATGGTTCGGGGTGTATGGAAACGCTGGAGCCTAATTAAAAATTGGGGGGCGGCAGGTAAACGCTGTCGCTCCCCTTATTTGGAGGATAACTATGAAAAAGATCTTAATTTCTGCTTTAGTTTTAGCATTTGTTTCTCTGTCTTTTGCGGATGTGAAGAAGATTTCACGCGCAGGAAACAGCACCATGATTGCGCAAGGCGGTACAAATACCACCAGTGCATTGCCAGTGGTTGTTTCGGGAGATAGCAATACGAATGAGTATAGTCTCGTATCATTGACAGCAACAGTGTCTGGTACTGATACAGCATATACGAATACATTTGGAGTATCTTATGTTGCAACTCCTCTAGTATTTGTTGGAAGAACCAGTGGAGTATTGCCATCAGGAAACGGAGTTGTAACGATTACCGTAACGACTTCGAATCTTATTGCTTCAGGTCTCGCCTCTGGTGGAGTTGGAACGAATAACATTCCCATTCTTATCTACGGATACAAGAATACAGGTACGTTTCCTTAACATTTAAAAAAGGAGGATCGAATGAAGATCCGATATGCTTTTGTAGCTTCTTTAATGATAGCTACAGTATGGGCTGCGGCACAGCAGGTGCAGAGCGGCGGATTGATTAGGCTGTTGGGTCCTACGACCTTAACGTCTAGCTATGTTGCGACCACGAACATTGATCTTCAGAGTTACGATTCCTGTACCTTAATCATTACAGTTCCAACTTCTCAGGCAGCGGCTAATGGCAAGGTAAAACCGCAATGGTCTTCAGATGGAACAACCTTCTATGATGAGCCGGTTCTATCAGCCGGGACTACTTCTGGTGGGGAGACTCCGTTTACGATCAGCTCCAGGGTGTATGCGATTGATATGTCTAATCCTACAAATACATTTGTGGATAGGACTCGTAGATTATCTCGTTATTTCCGTTGCTCTATTTCAAGCACGAACGTAACGACAGGAACACTTCAAATTGATGTAAAACCTGAAAATAACCAGAATTAACCAAATGGATAATCAAGGCATTCGGTTTAATCGGATAGGTATTGTATTAGGGGCATTAGCCTTGATGATTGCCATAAGCTATCAAGGGTTATCAGAGTCTGGAGGAGGAGGTTCGACTGCTTTCGTTAACCCTCCAGCGGGATCTAATAACTCCACGAATCAGAGCTTTTCTGGGTCTGTCACGGTATCCAATCTTTTTATTGGTACTGGTAACGGTCAGATTATTTCAACGAATTCAGCTGGAACCAATCAATTTGGAACCACCAAATTCTTTCCGGGAGGTCCAAGTGGTGATTATGTTTATTTCACGGATCCATTAGGAAATCCCATAGGAATCATTCAGACCAACTCTTTTCAAGGATTCAGATTGGGTTCTACTAATAATGGGCCAATGCTTTCATTTAGAAGTAGTACCGGCCTGATTATGCTTTCCAATGCAAATTTCCAAGTCAATGGGAATGCTGCTATTGATGGGAATTCAACTTTTGGAGATGCAGCTTCTGATTCAGTTACATTTAATGCTGGAACAGCTACCACGGTTGGGGGTCTTAATTACAATACTAGCACCATGTTTATCACGAATGGTGGTGTTTCTTTTGGTACTAATCTAATTGCCACAACTGAAGCTGTTAGGATTCAAGGAGCGGGTGTAAGCGGTGTTGCTTTAACTGTGGTGCAAAGTCCGGGAGGCGGAGCGGTTGGAATGCAAGTGTGGAAAACTGCAAATGGAACCACTGTAATGCAGGTTTCTTCGAATGGGAATTTATTGGTAGGAAATGGAGCATTATCTGCCACAGGATATAATGGATTGAATTCAGGTGGAACCGTTTCCTTCATTAACAATACGGCTTCGACTGGTTCATCCACCGATGTAGGAGGTGGGACTGGAACTAGTGCCAAGACAACAATTTCAGCAAGTGGAGCTAAACTTGGAAGTTTTAGTACAAATGTAATTCAATTAAACGCAGTCAATTTCCAAGCTACAACGAATAGTTCAACAGTTGGTCCTAATTTGATGGCAACCGTTAATCTGATCCCTGGATCGATTGGAACAAATTCTTTTTATAGCACAAACTTTCCTGTAACTGGATCTATTACAAACGGAGCCTATATGAAGATTGTTCCTGGAGGAGGTGCTCTCGATCAATACTTGCTAGTGGATGTGAGTTGTAAAACTAACGGAACAATCACTCTTTATATCAATAACAGAGATCCAAACATTGCTCATACCCCAAGCAATGGAACTTATGGAGTATTTGGTGTAATGCCTTCTTTATAATATGAAAATACTATCTGCTCTTATTTTAGTTTTATCCTTAAATCTAAATTTAGAGGCTGCCACTATTACCAGAATCTTTGTTGAAAGCTTCCCTGGAGGCTATCATCTTGAGGTTTATGGCCGTCTCAAAGATGTTTCTCAATGTGAGAAGATTGACATTAAGACTCAGGCTGAGTTGGATAAAATCACAGGTATTGCTTCCTCTCCAGAGTTTAGTTTAGGAAAGGCTCCGATTCGTTTTAAAATCTGGTTTGCTGATGCTTCTAACCCAGACAAGGTCGAAGGATCGATCTCACAAGTGGACTTCGATCTTGTGACATCTGACGTGTTTACACCCAAAAGCTTTCAGTCTCCGACTCTTAAAGCTTCAACGGATGCTGTGAAGGATATTAAAGATTTAATCGCTACCAAATGAAATGGAAAGTTACTCTTGGAATAATCGGTCTGATGGTGGCTCTAAGCTATCATGTCTATTCTCAGGCTGGTGCTGGTGGTTCTACAGGATATAGTCCAAGCATAGCAGGTAGTGGTGGAGGAGGAAGTGGCGGTGGGAGCGGCCCGGCAGTTCAAGGTCCAACCAACACTTTTGCATGGTTTAAATCGGATACCGGTTTAACGCTTGGAACATCAACAAACCTGGTTGAAGGGTGGGCTGACCAATCTGGACATACTAATGATGTTTTATATTTTTCAGGAACCAAGATGCAGCAAATATCTAACGTCCTGAATGGTTATCCTGCAATAAGGGGGGTGGCTACAGATTCTGGCTTGGTTAATACAAATGGAGTTGTAGCGGGAACATCTTGGACAATTATTTACGTTGCAACCTGTGGATCTGCTCAAACTCAATATGAAGTGGCTTTTGCAATTCGTGATCCAGGTAATGCAAGATGGGCATTGCAAATGGGGAACGATCCTCTTGATGGACTTGGATGGGTGGGAGCTGGAGCTGGAACCGATCTTGGACCCAAGGCTTTATTGACCAATCAAGCCTATACCCGGTCTTACGTAAAGTCTTCAACCGCATGGAATGTTTATCAGAACGGTTCACAGATTGTTACGAATATAGCTGATACATCTGGTCCGGTTACTTCGGTATCAGAATTCGGAATTGGAGCAGAATATGATGGGATAGTGGCTAGTCGCTCTCTCATTGGAGACGTATTTGAAGTCATAATTTATCGGACAGCCCTTTCAGATGCTAACAGACAAGAAGTCGAAACCTACCTAAAAAACAGATACCAACACTACTAATATGACATTTACATTTAACATCGTCGGGAACGGACAAATGAGCCAAGGGGCAGTCAATGGACCTCAAGATATTGCAGATATGTTTGTGAAACTGGTGGAATTGGCCAAGAAAACCAATGAACCTCAGCAATATATCTCCACAAGCTTTAGCATGAGTATCACAGTCCTTCCTTAATGAATGATACCCATCAGATTTTGATGCAAGTGACGGAGATGAAGGGGATGTTGGAGAACCATATCCAAGTCACCAAAATCCAGATAGAAGAACAAGGTAAACTAATAAAATCACACTCTGAAGAGATATGGGGGACAGGAGACTCTAATCCTGGCATAAAGGTTAAAGTTAAGGAATTAACAGACTCTGAAAAAGAAAAGAAAGTATTAAGGACCGTATTTGCCAGCACTATTATAGGATTGGTTGGAGAACGTGTTTATCACCTTTTTGCTAAATAAAATTATGGATAAATTCTTAAAAGTAATATTGTTACCTATTGTTCGTCACAGTTTAAATGCTGTGTGTGTATGGCTCATTGGACGAGGATTAACAGATCAAGCTGGAGCCGCCCAGATTCAAGGGTTAACCGAAACTATCACAGGCATCCTTCTAGTAGCTTCAAATCTGGCGTGGTCCATGATTGAGAAGAACACCATCCATAAACAACTTTCAGACCAATCATCCGGAATCCCACCTAAATAGTCTTATGAAGACAATACTAAAACTCCCGTTAATTGGTCTGATTTTTCTTGCAGGCTGTGCGAACCTCATCAGTTCCTACGATCAAAACAGCTATTATAACGCTCAAAATCTGAAGATTGAGTCCTTGGCTCTTGTAGATGCTTCTAATACGCCAGCAACGTTCCATGCGGAACAAATCACTGTTTTACAGGATAAACTGTCTTTTGCTTATGCCTATGAGCAGGGAAAGGGTAAAAGTAACGCTGTATCATGTAAGCAATGGGATATTTTAATAAACCCAAAAGGAAGCCTTCTAGGATCTTATCTGGAATCATGGAAGAATGGAGCAGAATACTCTCCAGACTATATCCAAGAGAAACGGATTCAGATTAGCGATGGTTTCGATGAGATAATTCGGTTGGAAGGCGCCAAAGCGGACCGTCATTAGAACTTAAATTTATGTCATTACTAGACGATCTTAAAAATGGAGCCTTAGAGGCAGCTAAGAATGTTCGAGACACCTTGATTGAGGAAGCATCCAAGGATGCCATTCAATTCGTTGAGATGGCCTTCCCATCGATTCAAAGGTACATCGTCCTCAGATTGTCTGGGAAGATCACTGAGGATGAGTTTGAGAGCCTTTTAAAGGGTCTTTTGGCCCTAGCTGAGATGAAAGCTTTAACGGTTGCAGGACTGGGAGAGATCGAGATTGATAAGACTCGTAACTTTATCCTTAAAACAGTCACTTCCATTGCAATTGGGGCTGTAAGTAAAATAGGTATTTAAATGGAACATGACCCCTTTATTGATAAACCAAAGTGGATTGAGGTTCTCTTCTCAATCCCATTAGTTTTTCTAATACTAGTTTGGGGGATTATTAGATTTCCTTTAGAGGTACTGGGGTTTATTAAGGATATTGGGGGTTATTTACTTAAGAGAAAATGAAGGAAATGAAAAAAGTTCTTGCAACTCACATGGAACCTCAGCCCTTGGCAATCGGTCCGTGGATGGGGTCTTTCTTTCCTGGTGTAGCTCTTCCTTCAACTAAAGCTTTAAGAAAGTGGGTTATTGTGCGTTATGGAGATCTTTTTACGTGCGCCATGGTGGCAGATGTTGGCCCGTGGTGTTGCGATGATGATGCCTACGTCTTTGGAGAAGAGAAATCCAGAGCTGAGACGCATAAAGGACGGTATTGTCCTCTTAGAGAAGGATCTTTAGCTCTAGCAAGCGTTCCTGATGGCAATGGAGGGATATTGGGAGTGACTGTCTGCAATGGTGCAGGCATTGATTTGTTTCCAGCTACTGCGAAAGCTTTAGGGATACCTGAAGGAGAGAATGTCATGGTAGAATGGAAGTTTATCGAGCCTCCTTTTAATATATGATTATCGCCATTGCTCTTATGTTGGGATTATTAACATGCGCCCTCTGGGTTGGCATCATGATTGGATATTTGAAATCAAAGAAATGATCTTATTTTTTACATCATTAATCGTGGCTGTAGGGTATGTATTATTTGCTGTTGAGAGCCAAAATTTAATCGATTCTCGATTCTTAGCTTCTTTAAATAAAGATAAATGTTTACAGCATCATCCAATCCACGATCCTTGTTGCATCCATTGTGTAGATATTAAACTTAAGAAAAAACGTGAATGATAAGGAAACAGAAAGAGTTGGATGTAGAAGGCATCAACCATTTTTTGAAGAAGACTGCACCCTCTGCATACAGGCTGACCTACACTTTGGACGACAGCAGAGATCTGCAAGTGGCAAGAAAGTTACTCAAGAATCTGATGAAAGCGAAGAATTACCATAAAGGAACTGTATGATGGATTATTTGGCGATTAAGAATGATTTATATCGCATGATTGGAACCAAGACTGGGACCACTCGGGGGGATCTGATTGCTGCTGTGGCATCTGCTATTCGTCGCGCACAGGAGGTGTTCGTAAACTATGGGAATTGGGCGTTTCTAGAACAACAGACCGATACAGTTTACATTCCTTTAGCTCCTCCTTACACAACCGGCACAATTACAGTGACTCAGGATTCAAAGACTGTTACTGGATCTGGGACTACCTTTACCAAGGACATGGAAGGGTCGTTTATTCAGTTAACGAATCAAGGGTGGTATGAGATTAGAACATTTACTTCATCTACTGTTATTGTGTTGGCAGTTCCTTATCAGGGTACAAGTGCTGCTGCTCAAACTTTTGTAATCATTAAACGTTTCTACCCTCTCCCATTAAACTTCATTCGTCCCGTTGCTCTGGATGCGAAGCTGTTTAATCCCGGAACTACATCAGAAAGCGCACTCGTTTATCATGCGGATGCGAGTTTTAACGATGTCATCTCTCAAGGTGCCCCTCTCTGGTTTGGGATAGTCGGAAACATGCGTAGGCAGGATTATTTTAATGTTGGAACTGTTAACGTATCAACGACAGCTAATGTCTCTTCGTGGACAATTTCATCTGGTACTTTACCAACTGATATTGTTGATCGAGAGATCCGAATCAGAGGAGAGACTAATTCATATTATATTGATGCGAGGACAGCTTCAACATCTTGTACGACCTATGATCCTTATGTGAATCCTGCTGATGCTGGTAGCTCTGTGGCGAATGCGGTGTACGCCATCACACCTAAAGAGACGAAGCTTGTCGGGTTCTCTCCATGTGCAAATGATCGATATGTAGCGGCTATTCCTTACATTAAAGGTATCCCAGATATGATTGCGGATTCAGACGTCTCTCCGATTGTTCTAGCAGGGTATGAGGATGCTTTCCTTGCTACATGTCGATACTTGATTGCGCTAGATGGAAGGACTGCACTGCGCGGAGATATGGTTGCTAATTTAACCAGAGCTTATCAGGAAGCAATCGGTGGTGCGTGGTTGAATGAACAAGTAGCTGAGAACATGAAACAACAGGATACCGGCAGACGCCCAGACAGAACTCAAATGGGTCCAAGCTGGATCTCTAGGTAATGGCAAAAATTGTCATAAATGTCTTCAAGGGAATTAATACCACTACCTCCTCTCTTATCACAGATAAGGGAGAGATGGAGTTCAATCAGAACGTCCATCCTCGTCCATTCAAGAATCTAGCGAAGAGAAAAGGAGTTGAGCCGGTGAGTTCAAGCCCAGATCCAATCATGGGGATCTTTGATATTGAGCTAGATGGGATCATCATTCCAATCTTTCAGGCAGGAGGGACTCTTACATTCTTCCCCGATCTAGCATCGGCAACGATGAATGATCCTGATCCTTATCCATTTGCAGATCCTTTAGATTCAGCTGGAGGCAACGTCTTTACCTTATTCCCTCTTGAGAAGACCATGAGGGCTATAAATGAGAGATTGGCTAGGCATAATTTGCCTACATTTATCTTTCCTAATAGAATGTTTAATGCTGGAGGTTTTATTGGAGGATCAGGAGAAGCTCCAGCTACTCAGCTTAAAGGCACATATTATGTTGGGGCTGTAGGAAATATAACTATGCCTGTGAATGGTTTTTATGGATATGATCTAGGACAATGGGATGCTCATTTCTCGGTTCCGGCTGGGACTCGAGGAGCAGAGCTTGTTAATGATATTAGAACAGCAGTCGATCTAGCGACTTTCTCTTATATCCGAAACATCTCATCCATGCAGGGAGCGACAGATATTCTTTATTATGATACAGCCGTCCCATCAATAGTGCCTCCAGCAGCAACTCCAGCTACTTATAAACAACGCTTAGCTCAATGCAGGACTGCGATACGACTATTTGAATGGGTTAATGTGGATGCGGATTGGGCTACAATTATCACACCAAATAGTCATAGGCGATATTGGATTGAGCCGTGGGGCGTTGAGGCTAATGCTAGAGCATGTATCGTAACCAATTATCCATTAGCTCCTGATGGTAATACAAGAAAAGCACTTGAGATTGCATGTGCTTTTCAATCTGATACTCCTGCTGCAGATGCAGGATTTGGATTTGCAGGTGGAGATGCAGATGCAGATCATTTTATTTATACTACAAATAGAGCAACCCTTTCGTCTCCTAACATTGTTAAATATCCAGCTGTTCAAATTAAGCTATTATTTACTCAGTTCCTTCATGCTAATTCTGCGAATGAAATTTATTTTCCTCCATCTCAATTTGGAAGTCCTGCAATTAACACCTATGTTTTACTTTCAAATGGAACCAATTTCTACACCCTAACGCAGGCCCAAGTTCAGGCAGATGTATCTGGAATTGTGGCTCTTCTGGATCCAAGTGCGCCAGTTAATTCTGTGGGATGGTTTGCAAACGCGCAATTCATGGCAGCTAAACTCGGACCTTTTACCTACAATGTCTAAGACAATTCTACATGACTTTAGCGCGAAGCCCGATCAGGGGAACCTGAAGAGGCAGGCTGGAGAGTATGCATTCATGCAGAATGTGAGAGGTTGGGGTCAACGCGGGAAGAAACGTCAAGGGGTGCAAACGAGAGCAACCTTGGAATTCGGAGTCATGGGTATCTTTGACATCAAAGTAGATGGAGACCCTCTCAGTCCTGATAAGATTCTCGTTTATGATAATAACGGATCCATCATCCTCTATGACTGGTCTGAACTCATCAGCATCTTTGATTTCTTATTTGATACAGGATCAGAGCTAGACCTTCAAAGTCCTGACTTAAACTGGTGGAAAGTAGCCGTAGACGTTAGTGGAGCTATCACAGTGACGGGGATAGCGGCGCCAGGGACTACGATCTCCTCAGACCTATTTGTAGCTCAGAACGCTCTCTTTGGGTTTAAGTTCTCTACAACGATCTCAAGGCTCTACATTCAAGCAGGAACGATTAAGACTGGGATATTTGGACCGTCAACTCCTGTGACTTCATACACAACAGCTCAGAGTTTTGAAACTGGTTTCGGTCCTGTCTTTCAAGATGGTAATTTAGATAATTTTCGGTTATCAGTGGACAACACCGGATCGCTCAACAGTACCCAAGTATGAAAAAACTCTTAGCCCTAGCATTAGTAATGTGTTGTGTAATTTTCGTAGCCGCGATTGGTGATGTGTTTAAAGCGGTCATGGTAGATATATCCGGAAACGTGGTTACCACCCCACTTACCTTCAGCAACCAAGTAAATATGACGGTTGCTCCCACAAACATTGGGAATCTTGTCAGGTACGTTGATCTCACCAATTCCTCAGCCTCATTCATCACTTCTGGTAAAGTTGCAATCGCTAACGGTGGAACGGGAACCAACATCACATTCTTAAACGGTAGCTATACTAATAAACTTCAATTCGTTACTTCAAATCTCGTCGTTATAGCTCCAATCCCTCTGATTAGCGGAGGACTGGGAACTAATGTCACAGCTTTAGTTGGATCATGGACGAATAGCGTGAACTTCAGGGCAAATGGTACAAATGATGCAAATGCTTATTCGGTGAAAGGCGTTCTTGGATTCACAGCTATCGTGACCAACTGGCCTCTAACCGTCACTGGAGGAATCTTCAGTAATCGACTTTATTATAGTAACGGGATCTTAACAAACATGACTATACCCTAGGAGCTACCATACCTACCCCAATTTTACTGTCACTCAGCCCCAACTACAAGCCCACCTATGCAGCTCATAGGGAGTGGGGGGCTGGAGTTTTTGGGAACGGAGAGAGTTTCCCGCGTTGCTTTGGGAATAACATCGCTTCATCCGCAGATGTTTACCGTCTAGGAATCATTCCATGTTTTAATTTAACAGCTCCATTTAACGGAGCTGGGACAAGCACCGCAGGGACTTATGGTATTTGCATTGTTTACCGTTCAACATTCTTTGATGACGGACTCTCTGGAGATAACATCCAGGGAAATAGATCAAACATTGTAGATGTTACTCTGGGATCTGGAGATGACGTTCTTTTAACCAAGGTTTCCACAACAGACACGAAAGTTGATAACATTGATATTTATGTCGCTCAAAAGATTGATTCTACCTATGGGACATTTTATAGGGTCGTACTGGGATGCGGTAATGATAATAGTGTGGTTGAATTCAACATCATCATGGCTAACGGGTTTCCGACCTGCACCACGACGAATGAAGGAACAGCACAAGCAGACTCTTTCATCTTAAATACTGATAACGACTTCCCTACAGCCCAGCCTATTTTGTTGGAGATTAACGGTCGCTTGTTAAGTGCGGGAGGGATTGTCAAACGAGTGACGGGTACATTCACGAATGGATCATCCACGGTTACCACATCTGAAACCATTTATGATGGAATAGAGTTTTGGAACATTAAAAGGGATTCAGATACTACGGGAGGATTTAATGGGAGAGGAACCTACCTTTGTCGATACGTAGACCCTAATACAGTGACTTTGGTTAATGCTGACGGTACTGCGGATACCTACGATGGAGTGACCGGGAGTGAGACCGGATCGATCTGGACTGAACCTAACAGGAAGGTATCGAATCTCCTAAACCCTCACAGCTTCCCATTTGACAACATTAACAATGATTATCCTAGTGCAGTACTAGCGGCTGGGAAGGTGCCTAATACCAATCGAGTTCTTATCATGGGAGCTAATTGGGTGATTGCGGAGGATTATGACCGATTTCCTTTGGATGACGGGTTGAACTTCGTTTCCACTGAGTTTGGGTGTGGATCTCATTTTTCCATTGTCCCCGCTCATGGACGTCTTTACTGGTTAGATTTCAGTAAAGGCAAGAGAGAGATAGTGATGAGTGATGGGAGCACAGTGATGCCGATTTCAACTCAAAAGATTAAAAGCGTTCTAAACCGGGTCACCTTAGACACCAACTCTGAATGTTGGAGGATCAGTTTTATCCATGGAGCCTACTACCGGAATGAAGATACAATCAGATGGGCAATTTACTTGGATGGAAATACAGTACCGAATTATATCCTAGAATTAGACTTAAATTCTGGGGATTTAAGGAGTGATCCGGAGTATTACCCTCTCCGTTATTTGGACGTCTTCACTTATGGACAGATTCGAGGACGAGTTTACATTGGTCAGTTTGGTTATAGCGGGGGTATTGCTCGTCTTGGCTTGGATAATGTTGATAATCGGTACTATGACTGGGTAGCCTCTGGAGATATGCAGGGGGATCTAGATGCAGCAGGACAAACTACAACCGTACTCACAGCCTCAGGAGCAGCATTTGACACAGCTGGAGACGGTCTTAAAGGGATTCAAGTCCTAGTCTGGCAGGAGTCCACGGATGGCACAGAAGCGACTTTAATTAAGAATCCTACTTTCTACGAATGCAGAATTTCAGATAACACTGCTACCACGTTTACCGTTAACTACGTTGAGACAATGGATTTAGTTGGGAATGTTTCTTTAGTTGATACAGCTCTACCAGCAGCTCCTAGTGGACTTGGATGGAAGTTTGCCATTGGAGTGATTCAAGGGATTATTGGACCTAAATGGTTTACCTCTGGAGATGCTCGTACTCCTCTAACGTTTAGAGAGCTAGCAGTGAATCATGGAAAGCAGAACGTTGCAGCTGATTCTAATCCGATTATGTTCTTTGGGCTTGAAGAGTTTGATCCTGTTCCTAGCGATGTTCAGTTCCTTGATGCCACTCCACAAGGAGAGCAAGTGGCAGATCCTACTTTATCTGGATCGACTAGAGCTTTACCTCAAACAAATGTCTGCACGGTTTTAGGATTTATCCTTGTGGATAATAATGTGAATACAGACACGTTTGCGATGAATGTGGAAACGATCACGATTGATCTGAACGATCAAAGTATCGCTGATAACGTAATTCGCTAGCTATGAAAACATGCACATATTGTAAGTCTGAAAAACAAGAATCAGATTTTAAATTAATAAAGGTAAAGAATGGCAAGACATGGATGAATTCCAGATGCGCAGAATGCATGACAATAATTGGAAGAAAATATGCTGGAAGATATGTTCAGAAAAGAAAGGATTATTATCTTAAATGCATGGCTGAAAATCCTGAAAAAGAGAGAGCTAGGGGAAAAGCTTGGAGAGATAAAAATAGAGAAAGGCTCAATGCACAGGGCCTGAAATGGATTAGAGCTAACCCTTTGAAAAGGCTGGATCATCAGTTAAAAAGTATCCACGGAATAACCTTGGATGAATACAATAAAAAGAAAGAGGAGCAGAAAGATTTGTGTGCATCATGTGGGAAGCCTGAAGTTGCTAAAATCTGGAAAAATCAGAAGCTTGGAATTAAAAGACTTTCTGTAGATCATTGCCATACAACGGGTAAAATAAGGGATCTTTTATGCCAGCAATGCAATATGGCTCTTGGAGCATTAAGGGAAGATCCAATTATTATTCGAAAACTTGCCGACTACATCGAACGCCACAAAAAACCCATCTATAAATTTGAGCCTAAATACCCAATTTACGATTTAGGGACCCTTTAACATGCCCATAGAACGCTTTAACGTAAACACTTCTACCAGATTCCAGGGATTACAATCTCTGGCTCCTGACGAATTGAGAGAGTTTACAGATGAAGCGGTACGCAGATTAACCATAAATCAGCAGGATATTATCACCGCTCTAACCAATCAGGTTGTTGTAGATAAAAGTTTACTTCCTTTAATGGTATCGGGATCATCTCAAGCTTCGACTACTTCAGTTGCGACGACTGAAGATGTTAATTCAGCAGAAATCGAATCTATACTCTGGTTATAACTATGGCTCTACCCCCTAAAATAGGAGTATCGATGGCAGCAGGGAATGCTAGTGATGCTGATATTTATACGATGCCTGCTTCTAATGAAGGTTTTATCTCCAACGTTACAGCTTATAATAACTCAGCCGGCCCTCTGGATTTAACGATTACTTTAAAAAGACAAGATGGGTTGCAATGGGTGCAAGTGGTATCTCTCGCTATAGCGGCGGGAGCAACTGTATCATTCTCAGGAGGAGCAACTAATCGCATAACCCCACTAGTCATGTTAGCAGGTGAGATTATACAAGCTAAAGGAAGTGGGGCTGGGTTAGAAGTAACTGTTTCTGGATTGCGTAATTCAATTTAATAGAAGATAAGAAATTTAACAAAGGAAAATCCCATGGCAGGCTATGACGTAATACCAGACCTCAGTTCACAGGGCATTTATGTCTACGGCTCTCCTCAATGGAAAGCTGCACAAGAGAGTGCTGCTGCTAATAACCCTTTTAACATGATGATGTCTTCAGCTCAGAGTGGTGGAGCTGGGAATTTGTCACAGATCCCTTCTCCTGACATGGGATCTTTCTCTTATAATTCTGCGTCTCAGAACTATCCTACCTATATGCGGTCAATGGGAGAGAACCAAGCACAGCAAGCATTTCAACATAATGTGAATGCAGGGATTCGAATGGGTTCTTCTGCTCAAGGATTTGCTAGGGCTGAGGATGCAAGGAATCAAGCGCGCCTTGGATACCAATCTCAAGCAGGACAGCAAGAACTAGGAATTCAACAAGCTCTAGCTTTGGAACAGCAGCGTAGGAATGATGAGCAGTTGAAGAAGTATGGTCTAGATATTAGTCAACGAGGACAGAATCTGGATTATATGTCCAACTTGATGCGAATGATGTCTGGAGGAGGAGGCGGTGGAGGGATGAAGATGGGTGGAACAAGCTCTGGGCACACCACGTTCACTCCCGGAGTATCTTTATTAGATACACAGAATAGAGACTTTGCTGGAATGAATCAGGGTGGAAATGATTATAGCGGGTATCACAACTTTGGAAGTTCTCAGCCCGCTTATCAGCCTCCTGTTTATGGTTATTCTTCTGGAGGAGGAGGATCTTCTAATCAATTCTATAGTGGCATGGGCGGTAATCAAGTTCAGGAATCTGGTGGACGAGTTTCTACCTATTATTAAAATATGAGTATATACGCTGCGGCATTAGATCAGATGGCTAACGATCCTAATCGGTTCAACAATCAGATGGCTAGTGATGCGCAAATGGGAGCACAGGATATGGCGATGAGCGCGCCACAGGAATCCAATCCTTATCCTCCCGGTACTCCAATCATGTACCATTCCACAGTACAACCCGGATACGAACCGGAACAGCCAAGGAATATCGGACCGATGAGTGATTATGGATATAACAGTCAAGTCGCTCGTGCGCCTCTTGAAACCCCTCAAGAGATGTTCATGCGAGAGAGCCAGAAGGCTGGAGGCTCATTTCATACCGCAGGAGAAGCTCAAAACGCTATTGTGAGAGTAACCCGTGATTATGCTAATCAGAACGGAATTGATATTCGAAGCCCTGAAGGTGCCAAATGGTATCAGAATGAATTGGAACACGGGTATCAATATGCTCAGAAATACGTCTCTGATCCAAAGGCTGAAAAAGATTATATAAGGGAGGATCAAAATGGAGATTATTTTGATATTAGAAATGGAAAGGTTGTTTATTCTCCAAAGCGAGCCCAACAATCGGGACAGAGCGGACAGCCTGATGTAGCGAATACTGGTAATCCTCCATTCGCGTCTCCTAATCCATCTTCTAATGATTTTGGACAAATTCCTCCTCCAATGCCTAGCCCCGCTCCGACTAAGCCTAAAAGCTTGGCCGAACAAACATTGGAAATTTCAGGCCCTGGCAGTCGAGCCGGCAAAGCGGCTATGAAACAAATTGAACAAGACAGAGTTCATGCTGAGAAAGCTAGGAGATCACAGAATACCATATCTGTTAACGATAGGAATTCTTTTAGAAAAGTTGCCAAAGATAGTGAGGCTGAAATGGCAACCCAAGGAAGCTCTCTGGGTCTTGCGGCTGTTGCAAAAACGAAGGGTGAACGAGCTTTGCAGCTTTTATCCAATGAAACCAATACTCCCGAAGAATTGGGTCTTATTGAAGAAGATATCGCTGCTATTATCAAAGGAGGTGTGCCTACGGATTTGGGTCAGAAAACAGCAGAATATAAAAATATTTATCGATCCTTTGCTAAATTAAAGGAGCAAATAACAGGAGAGCCTGAAGCTGTTAATACGGAAGGAATAAGGAATAGGCTTAAAGGAGTATTGTCTGAAATGAATGCTCTAAGTAATCGAATTATTGAGAATCATTACAAGATTAAGGGATTAGAGATTAAGGATGTTTTAGATCGTAATCCTGAGCTAAAAGATCAGTGGGGCGATCTTATTAAAGCGAGAGCTGAGCAGATGGCTTATGTCCCTGGAAGTAAGAAAGAAACTTCAGCTCCTAAAACTGGCTCCTCAAATGTTATTCCTACAGTAACGACTAAAGCTGATTTTGATGCCCTTCCTTCAGGAGTGAATGCTCCTTACATTGGTAAAAATGGGAAGCTACACCATAAACCGTAAATATGGCCACTGATGAATTTGGCGGGATAGAGGCTGAAGATCCTCAGCAAACCACTGATGAATTTGGTGGAGTAGAATATCAAACTCCTCAATACTCCCCTCCCACTCCTGAGAACGTCCCTCTAAAGTATCAAGAAAGAACCGGTACTGGAGAGACGATGACTAGGGCTGAGGCAGCCAAGCTTGCTAAGTACCGTGCTATTTACAGAGAGTCTCAAGTTCCTGAGGATGTATTAGCAGCTAGGGGTGAGAATGAGGCTAGAATGCCTCTAAATGAGGAGTCTTGGAGAAGTCATCTCCCTCTCCACGGATATAATGAGGCTCAAGATCAAGGCTTTAAAACAGGGATGGATCTTGGAGAAGCTACGCTTGGAAAGAATATTGCCGGCAAAACTTTGGGTGGAGCCGTTGGTCTTCCATTTGCTCTCGCTAGAGGGATTTTAACCACTCTAAACCCTATCGGTAAAATCACTCCAGACATTGCTCAATTAGTTCAAGCTGTTGGAGAAAGGCAGGGGGCTTTAGCGCAAGCAAAGACCATGGACGAATTTCATAAGTTAGATACTTCTGGAGAAACTCTGACCGGAGAACGTCCAGTAGAAGCTAATGTCAAGTTTGGTAATGCTAATACTGGCTCTCAATCCTTGGACACCGTTTTAAATGTAGGGAGCGAGCTTGCAGACATGGCACAAAAGGATCCAGTTGGAGCCGGGCTTCTTCTGACTTCAGTCAAACCAACCTTTGAACAATGGAAGGGGCAACAAGCTCTGCGAGAAGTTAAGAAGGTTAATCAAGCTAAAGCCGAAGCAGCTAAACTTGCTCCTAGAGTCTATGGAGATACCGGCGGGATTGATCGTCTTCAAAAGATGGTTGCTAATACTGATGCTGAAATTCTTCGAGCCAATCCTGATATTGGTGTGAAAACAGATATGCCCGAGAGCGTTGAATATCACCAAGCTTTATTGAATACAGAAGAAGCTATTGCGGCTGAAAAGGCTGCTCTAGCAGATACTGGTGCTGTGGGTGGGACAACTCCAAATGAAGTGTTTAATTTCGGTAAGAATTTAGATAATCCAGAGATGGTTAGAAAGAATGTTAGGGCTGATCTTAAGAGGGATATTCCTGATTTGGATGTATCATTTGACCCGGCTGAAGTTGAAACAATGATTGATAAAATCATCACTAGCTATAAAAAGCCTTTAACGTTCAAAGAGCTTCATGCTTCCGGTAAAACCATTAATAGGACCACGAGTAAAACCTTTAATCCTCTCGACCCTCGATCTGGAAAACCTCCGACTGAACTGGAAGGAAAGGTTAATGAAGTTATTCGAGATCGTGTATCCAAAAAGATAAGTGAGAAACTTAATGATTTCGATCCTGTCAGAGGTGGTGCTTTGAATAAAAAGCACAGCGATATTATCACTCTACGAAAGATGTACGAAAAGAAGATGGGACCGACTGCAACCAGAGCCAAAGCTTATCTTGAACAGGCTGGGATAAAAGGAGAGACAGAGCTTGGAGCTTTGAGATCCATTGCCGCAGCTATTCATGGTAATCCTGTGTGGGCAACCGCTGAAGGATTGTTAGCTCTTAAGAATCTCAAAAAATCCTTTGGTAAAGACATTAACTCTTTAAATTCCTTGGTTAAACAAAGAATCGATCTTTTAAAAGGAAGGGCTGCTCCAATCAAGCAACCTACAATTCAGGAATGGATGCAAACTCCAGAAGGTGCTGCAAAGCTTTCCCAGAGACTAGCTGAGAATAAAGCTGCTGATCTTGCCGAACTGCAAAAGCAACAAAGATCTCAATCCAAACAGGCTAAATATCAAATGGAAGTTGAGAGACGAAAGAATCAATTAGCTGATCTGGAAGCTAAGAGAGCGGCAGACCAAGCTAAGATTGAACTTGAGAGCATGAGACAGGGTCCACCTACACCACCTCCGTTTTATCAATCTGTGCTACCGGATTAGCCTCTCTCCTGATGTCGGAACATACAGGAGGAATTAAATCCATGTTCCTCCCCCACTTTCTACCCCATCCGTTGAATTTCGATCTAAGTCGAATTCTAATTTGAATGGGGGAAAGAAATGTTTTTCCTTTTTGGGTTGATTTAAGCTTTCCAGCTTGTACTCGCATCTTGCAAGTAATCCATCTGATATTAGCATTTGACGCCAACCAGTGAAGATATTGATGGCAATTATTGCAAAGAGGAATTAGATCTTTTTTTGGTCCCTCATTCCCGCCTACTCGAACATAGGATTTATGATGCCAGACATCCATAAAATCCCTGCAAAATGAACATTTATTTGCCTTTTGACCCCAACAGACCTTAGCTTCTAACTTTTTCTCTTTCCACTCGCTTGATCCCAGATATTCTTTATAGGAAGAAAATCCAGAATTGTTTAATCTTTCATGGAACAGTTCAGCGCGCCTGTTTCTATCCATAAATCATTTTTCAAAGATAACTTTGTACATAATCACAATAACCAACATGCCGGTGATGATTGTTACCATATACTCAACTTATACAAGTTCATCAGGATAGTCAAATCAGATCTTTAGGTATTCACGCCCCGCTCTGACGATGGCGGTACGGATGTCGGGAGCGTAGTCTAGGGGTTTAAAAGGTCTTGGGGGTGTACCATAGAGCGTATAGACACAAGCCCATTTCTGATCGTTTGTAGCGTGAATATGGGCCTCTAAACCACGTTTAAGAAGCTGGTGATGGAAAATCATGATATGGTCAAGACTGTCAAACACCATGGGAACTTTGATTTCAACTGGTAAAGGATCATCTGGTAGTCGAATTCCATCCTCTATCTCGGAATTGAAGCCTTTTAGCAGGTATGGTTTTTTATCGAAGTTAACGGGCTTTTTCTCTCTCACCCTGTTATAGGCTGCATCTAGTTTTACACTTCCGTTTAAGATTCTGTTAAATAGACTTCTATCTTTCTTTCTTACGATAGCAGCTCTTTCTACAGTTGTTTTACCTATTCCAAAGATGTTAGCAATTTTGAAGGAGGTTCTACGTTTGGGGTCATTGCCATATCTCTTCTCGCCGGGGGGTTTAAAATCATATGGTGATTGCTTCATGCATTCATGCAATAAAGCAGCAGCACAAGCCTTCTGAGAGGTCGTTAAATGCCTTCTCTCAAGATTCTGAGCTGCCACGTATTCAATGGCGTCGCTATAGGACCCCTTAAACTCCTCATATTTGAACGTTAAACCCGCTTTAAGGCATGCTTTGTACCGGTGGTTCCCATCGAGCAGTTTCCCCTCAAAGACCATTCCTGGTTGATTCTGGCCATTCCTAGCTATGTTCTCGCAGAACTCATCAAATGCGAATGGATTCATTGCAGGCATACAGAGTGCCAGCTTATGCGGTTCAAACGATAGTTGGGGTGATTGTAGAGCAACCATAGAATTACCTTAAAAATCCTGCTTTAGCATAAAACGCTTTCACCAGCTTAATATCCTTCGTTGTCATCTTAGCCAAGTGTATCGCTTTCCCCCTAGAGACTGCTTTCTTGATCTGTTCAATCAATTCATCTCGGTGTTGACGACTCTTCATCTTTGAAGCTTTATCCTTACAGGCAGGACAAAATTTACCGTTATATGCACGTTTCAGATACATTTCATTGCAGAGTAGGCAGATGGCTTGGACTGGTTTCATCGCGCTCACATCCACCCTCTCAGTAGAGTTGCTCCCGCCATACAGAGAAGAGTTAAAAGTCCTAATGCCAGCCATGCTATTGTTGATATAGGTATATTCATATTAAAGTGCCTTCCTAATGCAGTATTCATCATAGGAAACATCAGCCCAGCTAGGTTTGAGGGTCATTCTGTCAGGACTATAGTTAACCTCATCATCCAGCCAGTATTTAAATTCTCCCGATTTCTTGCTCCATCCATTCTCATCAAACCACACTTCCTTGTAAGTAAAAGGCTTGGTTCTCACCCAGTATTTACCAGTGAAATTAGGTTTTGAGCCTAACGTCTTCCATTTAACATTCCCTTTGCCTCCCCTAATTTCTCTTCTAAGAAAGAAGAACGGTTTATCACTTAAAATCTCATAGCCCATCATGAGCACACCGAAGGGAACGCATATCCAACAAAATAAGTCGTATAATAAGGTTTTCATTTAGATTTAACGTTATCGCTGTAAAAGGTGATGTCCTGAGTGGTCAGTCTATTCGGAAACTCTTTCTCTAACATCTTCCATTCTTTATCTGTGACTTTAATTAAGGTTACGTTGTTTCCCATGACTAAGATTTTCTTTTGTTTCAATGTGGTGAATACTTTGGATGTAACCGTCAAAGCTTGAGGAGGGTGTGTGATGTCGGTTTGCACCGGGTTCTTTCCATATTTAATAAGCATCATGACGGAAACGACCCCCATCAATGAAATGATCCATATTAAGGTTAAGAGCCATTTAGTTCCGCGATCGGATGTGTTCATTTTAATATGGTGATGATATTAGTTCCATATACGGACTTATTTATTACTCCGTTATCCACGGAATGATCCATTGCAGGATGCGTCTCTCGGTAAGCAATGACTCCAATAAATAGGAATACAATTCCTCCAATAATCATTGCTTGTAATACTTTATATCGGTCGTTCATTGTATTCTTTCTATGGATAGGTTAAGGTAATTAAGACGTACCAATTCTTGCCCTGCATTTGCGAAGCGGCGTCATTAAAGTTTCTTCTATTGTCCATCCCAATTTATAAAGGCGAGCATGAATGGTGGTTGTATTAAAATTTAATTCTTCAGCCCATTGAGCCGAAGTTTTTATTATGCCTTTAAATTCAATCCTGAAATTATTCCTTCTATTGTTTTGCTGTTCTTTTTGGGTAACCCATCGACAATTTGAAGGGCTATATTCTTTATTAGAATCAATTCTATCAAGGAAATGATTTTCCGGACATAAACCCATATCTTTTAAGAAATTTTCATAACTGTTTTTCCATCTTTCGCATACCTTAATCCCGCGGCCGCCGTATAAATTATATCTATTATTATTTGGATTATGACATCTAGATTTCATCGCTATCCATCGAATATATTCCCTAGCTTCTTTGCCTCCGGTTTTTCTTCCAATTGTTCCTCCATGTGTTTTACTCATTTGGGTATATTAGAGTTATAATTACAAATTCTTCCCGGCTTTTAAATTGTTCAACTTCAATCTCAATATCTTGGTTCCTGTCATCTCTAATAAGTCCTTCGTATCGGAGTCCGTCGGTGTGGTACTTGAGGAATACATTGTCTGGATCACAGAGGCGGCTACGGAAGACGTGATAGATGATTTTAACGCGGCCTGAATTGACTTCTTTAACTTCGTCCTTCCCCAATGATTCATTGCCAAGATTGCATTCAGGCTTGGGACTCTCCCCCTCACTCTCAACTCGATCTTTATTGGCTCTGAGGAAGGCTTCGCTGGCGTTTGGAAATCGTCGGGAGAGTTCATTTTTAGTCATTTTGCTTTTCCATGATTTTTCATCCACCAGACGATGGCTTCAAGTTCTTCAACTTCAAATGCACAATCTAAAGTGATTCTTGTGTCAGTAGGATGCCAGCACATGTAATGTCCAAGATCATACAATCCTCCTTCTTTTGTTATCTCATCTCCAAGGATCTCTCGCGCTTTTTGTTCATTCATGGGAATAAATTATTCTTTGGGATCTATCGCGGCTAAACCGGAGGTTGTGGTTTTGATGTGAGCTGGTCGTAGTTGGCGATGGTGGCAAGTGCAGCTATGTCATGCTCATTTGAGCCGTGATAAATACACATCCTAGCTGCTTCCACCACCTTCTGAGCCGCCTCAAGTCTCTCTTTGCATTTGAAGAGTTCAGCCTTCAGCGCGGTGACACTTGAATTTGCTAATTCACAATGCGAAGTCCCCTCATCGGCATTAACGACATAAGGACATTGAATTTTGGATGTGATTTCTTTGCACAAACGATTTTCAATCATCTCCGGTGATGCGCTCCAAGGTTCATTTAAATCCTTAAATGCTTTCCTAACCGCCTTCCTTAAATCCCAAGTTTCTTCTTTCATATTCATTGAGGTTGATTGAGGGAAAGCCCTTGGCCCTTGTGAAATTTGATCATAACCGGCACGCATGCAAATCTCCCTTGGTATTGCGCTGAATCAGCTTCTGTTTTAGAATTATAAAGCCATGATCCAATGCTTTTCTCTCCATATACATTCACCCACATTTTTATTGAGTGCTCTTGTGGGGGAAGGGGTTTGAGTCTGTATTTGGCGTCTTCTTTGAAATAGATCCTTGAACTAGATAACGAGTAAGCAGCAACACATAATGGATACCATTGTCCTTCATCAAACATCTCAATCTCCACTCCTTCAGCCCATAATTTAGCCGCTTCTTTCCATCCAAATGTCTCACATGATGAGGAAGGTTCGGTTGCGGGTTTAGCGGAATGATTCTTAAAACACGTATTACTCAAATCTTCCATCTTCGCTTCCATATTTGGATAATCTTTCATCTTCCCCGCCTTCGCTTCTTTCTCTTCATGTGCACATGAGGGCTTGTTGAAGAGGTCAAGTGCTTCTCCATGAGAATAGCCTTCGCAGTATTTACCATCCCGAGACCACGCCATCGGAATCAATCCAATAGTTCCTTTAATGCAGTATTTCCCTGAAGTAATTGCAATAATAAGAACAGCTCTTCCATCCCTAGTAACGCCTTCCATATCCTTCTCAAGCTGCTGTAGGTCGAGTGGTTTCATAGTTATGACATGCAAATAATAATAATATTGATGATAATTGCAGCTATGGAAAAACAATTTCCTATGATTTCAGGCGTTTTCATTTCTTCTCCTTCGATAACAGGTGAATTCCGCAAATGAAGGGGATGAAGATAAGGACAAAAGATATAACAAAACTAAGAAAATACCGTCCTTGATTTTTAAGGAAAATAATATCAATCCAAGCATAGATACAAAATATTAACAAAGCCGCCATCGGACTCATCAACAAGTATGCTAGAAATCGTTTCATGATCT